ATCATCTTCCGGTCCTACTCAGGCACCCGCTTCAAGGTCATGGGCAAGGAGTTCCGTCTGATTAACGATGACACGGTCGAGGCCGTTGTCGAAGACCCACGGGGGTATAGCAGAGCATGAACTTTGGAGACGCAATCAGCGCCCTGAAAGAGGGCAAGCGTGTTTCGCGCACTGGATGGAACGGCAAGGGTATGTGGTTGGAGCTGCAGGTTCCTGACGCGCACAGCAAGATGACGCTGCCCTACGTCTACCTGAATTACCCGCATGACTCCCTGCATACACCGGGGGCGCGGGTTCCGTGGCTTGCCAGCCAGACCGATATGTTGGCCGAAGACTGGGGGATCGTAGCATGAGCGAGAATATCGAAGTGGAATTGGATGGCGACGACGATCTGGAGATCGAAGTCCAAGACGACACCCCAGAGCCCGATAAAGGCAAGCCGAAAGCCCCAGAAACCGAGGTTGAGTCCAAAGGTGCCGATGATGACGACCTAGAGGGTTACTCCGATAGCGTCAAAAAACGCATCAACAAGCTCAAGTTCGACCAGCACGCCGAACGCCGCGCCAAGGAAGAGGCTGTTCGTCTCCGTGAGGAGGCCATTTCCTACGCTGAGAAGGTCCGCAAAGAGAACGAGGAGCTTCGCAAGGCCTACGCTGAGGGCGAAACCGCTTTTGTTGGGCAGACCAAGGCCCGCCTTGAGAGCGAGCTTTCCTCTGCACGCTCTGCCTACAAGGCCGCGTATGAGAGCGGTGACGCTGACGCTGTGCTCGCCGCACAGGAGAAGCTGCTCAAACTGCAGGTCGAGAACGACCGGGTGCAGAACTACAAGCCGCGCCCCGCGCAGCCTACCGCACCAGCACCGCAGCAAGCGGCTCCGCAGGTGGCAAAACCCGATGATCGGGCCATGAAGTGGGCCGAGAAGAACAGCTGGTTCATGAAGGACAAGGCCATGACCGGCTTTGCCATGGGCCTCCACGAAGACCTCGTTGGTCAGGGAATTGATCCGGCGAGCGATTTGTACTATTCTAAGATAGACGATGCGGTTCGCCGCACGTTCCCAGATAGGTTTGACGACGGGCAAGTTGAGGAAAAAGCACCTCGCCGTCAGACTGGCCCCGTGGTCGCCCCTGCTGCTCGCAGCACGAAAGCCCCACGCAAGGTCGTGCTAACCTCCTCTGAGGCCGCTCTCGCCAAGCGCCTTGGGGTACCTCTCAAGGTGTTCGCGGCGCAAAAGCTAAAGGATATGACAAATGGCTGATCGGACCCCACGTACTCTCGAGACTCGCGAAAATACGAGTCCGCGCAAAAAAACGTGGAAGCGGCAGTCCATGTTGCCTACCCCCGAAGACCGTCCGGGCATCAAGTTCCGGTGGATTCGCACCTCCACAATGGGTAACGCAGACATGACGAACGTGTCGTCTCGGTTCCGAGAGGGCTACACGCCCGTAAGGGCAGAGGATTATCCTGAGCTGCAAATTATGTCCGACCTCGACTCGCGCTTCAAAGGCAACGTCGAAGTTGGTGGATTGCTGCTCTGCAGTATTCCGGTTGAGGACGCGGACGCACGCGTGGAAGGCCAACTCGAGATGGCTCAAAACCAGATCGACGCAGTTGACCGCAATTTCATGCGTGAGAACGACCCGCGTATGCCCGTGCTTCGGCCCGAGCGCTCGACAAAAACATCGTTCGGCAAGTGATTGCCGTGAACACAACTCTGTAGATGAAGGAGAGAACCTATGGGTTCCGTCAATGCTCCCTTCGGTCTGCGTGTGACTGGCCGTCTCGACAATGGCTCGCTGGAGGTTTTCCGCCAGTACCCCATCGCGTCGGGTCTCGCCGTCAACATTGCCGCCGGAGATATCGTCAACCTCGTTGACAACGGCACTTCGACCACGATCACCAAGCAGACCGGTACCGGCGACACCTCGACCGATATCGCCATGCTCGGCGTGTTTGTCGGCTGCTCGTACACCGATCCCTCGACTGGGCAGATCACGTTCAGCAACATGTGGCCGACCGGCACCGTTGCTTCGGACGCGCTCGCGTTCGTCGTGGATGACCCGCAGGCCCTGTACGTTGTGCAGGCTGACGAGGCTATCACCAACTCGCTGGACATCTACGGCAAGAACGCCGCGATTGTTCAGGGTGCGGTGAACACCACGTTCAAAGCCTCGCGCGTCGCACTCGATGCGTCCACCATCGGCACCGATGCCAACCTCCCGCTGCGAATCATCGACTACGTCGGTGGCCCTCGTGGCGACGAAACCGGCACCTCGTTCCCGCTGCTGGTCGTGAAACTTAACTACACGCAGCTGACCGCTGCTGTTGGCGTGTAAGGAGGGCTGACAGATGGCTATTTCACGCGCACAGGCCCTTAAAGAACTGCTTCCGGGCCTCAACGCCCTGTTCGGTCTTGAGTACGCCAAGTACGAAAACGAGCATGCCGAGATTTACGAGACTGAGAGCTCCGAACGTTCGTTCGAAGAGGAAGTCAAATTGTCCGGTTTTGGCGCAGCACCGGTGAAACCGGAAGGCTCTGCCATCTCGTATGACAACGCACAGGAATCGTTCACCGCTCGTTACAATCACGAGACGGTGGCCATGGGCTTCTCGATCACCGAGGAAGCCATGGAAGACAACCTGTACGACTCGCTCTCGGCCCGCTACACCAAGGCGCTCGCTCGCGCCATGGCGTACACCAAGCAGGTCAAGGCTGCCTCGCTGCTGAACACCGGCTTCACCACGTTCCAATCGGGCGACGGTGTGACCCTGTTCAACACGGCGCACCCGACCGTTGCTGGCGGCACCAACTCCAACCGTCCTTCGGTTGACGCCGACCTCAACGAAACCTCGCTGGAACAGGCTGTGATCGACATCGCAGCTTACAAAGACGAACGCGGTCTGCTGATCGCTGCCCGTCCGCGCAAGCTGATTGTTCCGCCGTCGCTGATGTTCGTGGCTACTCGCCTGCTGGAAACTGAGCTCCGCGTCGGCACCGCCGATAACGATCTCAACGCCCTCAAGTCGAACGGCTCGATCCCGGGCGGTTACGCAGTGAACCACTACCTGACGGACAATGACGCGTGGTACCTCACCACCGACATCCCGAACGGTTTGAAGCACTTCGTCCGCGTTGCGATGTCCACGTCAATGGACGGAGACTTTGACACAGGCAACGTTCGCTATAAGGCTCGCGAGCGTTATAGCTTCGGCGTTTCCGACCCGCTGGCCATGTACGCCTCGCCGGGCGCCTGATAAGTCCTTGAAAAGCAAGGAAATTCTAAAGAAGGCCCGCTTCGGCGGGCCTTTTCTTTTTGCCATTGACTCCGGCACGCCCCCCGCTTATGTTTCTCGTATCAAATGTCGGAGAAGAAGATGGACTACCCAAAAACCAGAAAAGAAGCCAAAGAGCTTGGCGCAACTCACTACTTCACCGGGGAGCCATGCGTGCGCGGGCATGTGGCTCCGCGGAAAACCAAAGGTGCTTGTGTCGAGTGCATGAAAGAGGACTGGGCCGCAGATAACGAGCGTCGGAAATCGAAGCCTAAATCCGACGCTGCCAAAGCGGCGGGGCGTAGGTACTACGAGAAGAACAAAGACCTCGTTCTCGCCCGGGCCAATAACCAACCACCAGAGCAGCGCCGCTCAGCACGAAATGCGTGGAAAGCCCGAAACCCGGACCATACGCAGGTAATGATTAATGCGAGGCGTCGGAGGCTTAGGAACGCACGCCCAAAATGGCTTAGCGAGGCACATAGGGCTCAGATACGCGCTATTTATCTGGCCGCGCGGCAGCTCACAAAGACCACTGGGGTTAAGCATGTGGTAGATCACGTGGTCCCTTTGCAGTCCGAAGTCGTGTGCGGTCTCCACGTTCCGTGGAACCTGCAGATTCTCACGCACATCGAAAACAGCGTTAAGAGCAACAGGCTCGACTAAGCATCGAACCTAGTGTATCCTTCGCACAGGGTAACATCAGCCACGCAGACAGGACGCCCGACCTGACGATGCACAGACTGCGCGGCGAATCCTTGTGCAAGGGGTACTATCATGGCCAATACCACGTTCAGCGGTCCCGTCCGTTCGCAAAACGGCTTCCAGACCATCTCCGTTAGCCCCACCACCGGGGTCGAAACCCTCACCGGCTCGTTCGGCTTCGGCATCGCGAACCCCGCAGGCGCTGGCATCACCGGTGGTACGGGCACGGTCTACGAGACCTCTGTTGCCCGCAACAACGGCATCGTGACCACCTCGATCATGATCGACCTCACCGGCCTGCAGTCTGGCGGCACGGCTGGCGACATCATTGGTACTAACGGTGCGGGCGTGGCTTACATTGCTCAGGTCACGACTGCCAACAACGGCACGGTCTTTGGTGTTCGTATGACCTGCTATGAGCTCCCGGCTGGCGGCGACACCGACATCGACCTGTACTCGGCTACCGAAGGCACGGGCGTAGAGGACGTCGCAATCTCGACTCTGACCGAGACCCAGATCATCAACTCCGGCACTCTGGCTTTGGGGTCGGCTGTCTTTGGCACCGACATCGCTGCCAACCAGTACCTCTACCTCGTTGGTCAGGGCACCTCGAACGCGGCCTACACCGCAGGTCGTCTGCTGATCGAAATCTTCGGCTACGACGCCTAATAGGAGGACGGCATGTCCGACAACTATGATATCAGCGCTAAACGGGTAACAGCTACTGGTGCCGTTGGCATCGGTCGTGCTCGCATCCGTATGGTCGTAGCAACGCTGAGCGGCGCTGGCCGCATCACCCTCACGAGCGGGAGTGGTGGTGTCACTAAGATCGACTTAGATTTTGGTGCCGCCGGGACTTACGATATCATGTTGCCGGGAACCGGCACCTTGTTTGAGTCCGATCCGTTTGTAGCGACGGCCACCAACGTCACCGCTCAGACTCTGTTCTGGTCGTAAGGAGAAACGAATGGCTCGGGAGCTATCATCCATCTCTCGGTTCGGGCTCACCGAGCCATTCGAACTTCAAGTTGCACGTGGCCAGATCACGGGGCACCGGAGCGTCATCGTGTTTGGTTACAATCCAGACGTCGATACGACCCGCGTGACTGTCTGGCCGTACAGCGGAATCATCCCGCTTCCCGCCGCTGCCCTGCAGATGAAAGTCAGCTCCTCGAGTGCCAACGATACAGCAAACGGCACCGGGGCCCGCACTGTATACGTCGAGGGCTTGGACGCCAACCACGAAGAGATTAGCGAGATCGTCACATTGAGCGGTCAGACAGCGGTACTGACGACGCAGTCGTTTCTCCACATCAACAACGCCTACGTCGCAACTGCTGGCTCGAGCCTCTCCGCCGAGGGCGATATCTACTTCGGAACTGGAACGGTCACGACTGGCGTCCCCGCCACTGTCTACGACCTCATCAAGTTCGACTACAACCAGCGCATCACCGGGAGCTACACGATCCCGGCAGGGTTCACCGCTTACGTGGCGCAGGGCCTGTTCTCCGCAGGACAGCCGGGCGGCTCGGCACAGGTCTCGGGCAGGTTGTTGACAATCGGCGCGGACGGCATTCGCCGCACTGCAGCAATCACCACCGTCAACAACGGAACCGCCGACTACGCGTTTGAGTACCCAATCCGAATCCCCGAGAAGACCACGTTGGAGGCTACCGCACAGGGCAGCTCAAACAACAACGAGGCATCATCCCTCTTTATCCTGCTGTTGGTGTCAAATGGCTAAGAGCCCCGCATGGACCCGCAAAGAAGGCAAGAACCCAAAGGGCGGACTGAACGCCAAGGGTCGCGCCAGCTATAACCGCGCCAACCCGGGTAAGCCGGGGCTCAAGGCTCCTCAGCCCGAGGGCGGCGCTCGCAGAGATAGCTTCTGTGCCCGGATGAAGGGGATGAAGAAGAAGCTCACGTCGGCCAAGACGGCCAATGACCCCAACAGCAGGATCAATAAGAGCCTGCGCGCATGGAAGTGCTGACATGCCACTGAACGCTAAAGGCAAAAAGATTAAGGCCGCGATGGCCAAGCAGTATGGCAAGGAGGCCGGTGCTCGCGTCTTCTACGCCGCTGAAAACAAGGGCTCTATCAAGGGCGTGAAAAAGGGGAAGAAATGATGGCGAAGAAACCGGCACCAAAGTTTGCGCCCTGCGCAACCTGTCCGAACCCAGCAAAATGCAAAGCCATGGGCAAGTGCATGAAGAAGGAGTCGAAGAAATGATGAATCGCGGAAACATGGGCATGCAGATCGCCAACGCCCCGGCGAGCCGTCTCCCTGTTGTCACCCAGCTCGATAAAATGCGCACCATGCCCATGGGCATGAAAAAAGGCGGCATGGTCAAAGGCTACGCCAAGGGCGGGGCAGTCACTCGTGGCGACGGGATGTGCAAAAAGGGCCACACAAAAGGGACGATGCGGTGAGCAAGAAACCCACAAAAAAGGACACCGCCGAAACTGTCGCGGTAGCGGGTGTTGTCGCGACAACCCAAGCTCCAGTGTTCACACCCTGCGCCCAGTGCAGCTATCCTGCTGACTGTGCCCGCGCAGCCAAGTGCTCGAAGGGGTTCAAGTAGCCATGGGCCGCACCAACGAGAAGCTCTGGGAACAGTCTAAGGCACAAGCCAAGGCCAAGATGGGCGGGAAACACTCCGCCCGCGCCATGCAGCTCGCTGGGAAAATCTACAAAGAAAAGGGCGGCGGTTATTCAGGTGAGAAGACCGCCGCTCAGAAGTCCCTCAGCAAGTGGGGGAAAGAGGACTGGGGCACCAAGAGCGGTAAGCCGTCTGGTAAGACCGGCGAACGCTATCTCCCGAAGAAGGCACGTGACGCGCTGAGCCCTGCAGAGTATGCTGCGACAACCCGAGCCAAGCGCGAGGGCACCGCCAAGGGCAAGCAGTTCGTGGCACAGCCGAAACGTATCGCGAAGAAGACCGCGAAATTCAGGGACTAAACCATGGCCGTCATCGTACCCGATCTGCCGGAACTCTTTGAGGAAGCCTTTGAGCGGGCTGGCCTCGAGATGCGCTCGGGCTACGACCTAAAGACCGCTCGCCGGTCTCTGAACCTGATGACGCTTGAGTGGGCCAACCGGGGCCTTAACCTCTTCACCATCGAGTCTGGCACTCTCGCCCTTGTGGCGGGGACCACGACCTACACACTGCCGACTGGGACAATCGACATCATCGAGCATCAGATGCGTACCGGGACGGGCACCGCCCAGACGGACACCGCGCTCGAGCGCATCTCTGTGTCAACCTACGCCCAGCAGACCAACAAGCAGATCACGGGTCGTCCGACCCAAGTGTTCGTGCAGCGCCTGCCGACGAGCACGACGGTGACGTTCTGGCCGACGCCGGATAACTCACAGAGCTACACGCTGTTCTACTATCGCCTCAAGGGCATTGACGGCCTTGCTTCGGGTATCGGCGGAGACACCACCAACATCCCTCCGCGCTTCGTGCCCGCCCTCGTCTCGGGTCTGGCTTACTACATCGCCATGAAAAAGCCCGAAGCCATGGCTCGCATATTGCCGCTTAAGCAGATTTACGATGAGCAGTTCGAGCTGGCTGCTGGTGAGGACCGTGACCGATCCTCGGTCAGCTTTGTGCCGTTCAACACGATGATGATCGGGGGTGTCTGATGCCCGCATACGCAAGGGGAAGCAAAGCCCTCGGTATCTGCGACCGCAGCGGTTTTACTTATAAGCTCTCTGATCTCGTCTATGAGTATCAGAACGGCGTCAAGACAGGCTTCCGAGTGGGCCGCGACATCGTTGACCCAGACCAACCTCAGAACTTTCTAGGCCGGGTGAAGATCAACGACCCGCAGGCACTGCAGAATCCGCGCCCAGACTACGCTCCGGGCAACGGGTTGTTCGGCTGGAATCCCGTTTGGAACCCTATTCAGGATATGGTAGGGTCTGTTGGAACCGTGACCGTGGTCACAACTGATGGAGAATGAGATGAAGGGCAAGGTCATGGGCGTCGACGCGGCGAACCGCCGGAAGAACGCGAAGTTGAAAGTTACCGCATCCGGGGGCACCAATCCGGGTGCTAACTTGAAGCCGTTGAGCAAGTTGGCTCCCAAAGGCAGCATTCGCCCTCGCACCCGCAGCGACAAGGAAGCCGAAGACGAGGCTGATGCCGCAGCTGACCGCGCCATGAAGCACTCGCAGCCGCCAAAGCTGGTGTACAAAGCTATGGGCGGCAAGCTCAAGATGGTCGAAAAGGGCGGGAAGAAAGTCCCGGCGTTCGCCGCTGACGGTGTCGGCAAGATGGCCATGGGCGGCAAAGCATCCGCAACCACCAAAAAGGGTAAATGAACATGGCCGACAAGCCCAATCCGGCCCGCGCAGCGGGAAAAGCCACCCCCAAACGCTCCCCGAAGCCCGCGCCTAAGCCCGCGCCTAAGCCCGCGCCTAAGCCCGCGCCTTCGCTGAGAGACCGCGTTCAAAAACGCTATTCTGACGATCTTGATGAGGCTGTCCCAACGACTCTTCTCGACAAGGTCAGATATCGCCGTAAGTTTGGCGAGGGTGAGTACAAATCAGTTACAACTGGCAAACGTCAGCAGATTTTTGACGAAAAGGACAAACGCTATAAGCGTGACAACGAGCTTATCGACACTTATAAGCAGGAGGCTCCCAAGGCAAAGTCCTTTATGTCTGAGCAGAGCAATCCGCTCATAAAGAAGGCAGCCGGTGGGACTGTGTCCAAGAAGATGGCCATGGGCGGTAAGTGCCGCGGCATGGGCTCGGCCTCCAAAGGCGGCTCCTACAGCAAGAACGGCTAACAGATGAACTACACCGAGCTCACTCAGGCCCTGCAGGATTATCTCGAGACCTCGGAAACGAGCTTTGTCTCGAACATCCCTACGTTCGTTCAGCAGGCCGAGGAGCGTATCTACCGGTCGGTGCAGATTCCTGAGCTACGTAAGAACGCTACTGCGGCAACGACGGCGGGCAATCAATACCTTGCCCGTCCGTCCGACTTCCTGTCCGTGTTCTCTCTGGCGGTTGTAGATGGCTCTGGGAACTACAGCTATCTGTACGACAAGGACGTCAACTTCATCCGTGAGGCTTACCCGGGCCCTTCTACGCAGGGGCTTCCGAAGTATTACGCGCAGTTCGACGGCGATCAGGTTGGCACAGAGGGTAACTTCATCCTTGGCCCGACTCCGAGCGGTGTGTTCACCGTCGAGCTCCATTACTACTACGACCCGCCGTCCATTGTAGCCACCGGCACGTCGTGGCTCGGAACCAACGCCGAAACCGCTCTCTTGTATGGTTCGCTCGTCGAAGCGTATACCTACCTCAAGGGGGACGCCGATATGCTCCAGCTCTACACGAACCGCTACATGGAAGCCATGGCACAGCTGTTTGGCATCGACCTGCGATCTAAGCGCGATGACTACCGCGACGGCGTCAAATCTGGCGGGGCGACCTGATGTTCATTGGATCAGCATCCCCCGGCGCTGTTAGCGTCATGACCTCCACCAACGGTGGCCATAGCCCCGAGCAGGTGGCTGAACTTTGCGTTGATCGCCTGATCCGCGTTGCTGACACGGCCCCGCCGGAACTTGCCATGCAGGCCCGCGCGTTTAGAGAGCAGATGTTGGCGGTTGTCCTGCACTATGTTAAGATGGCTGCAGCAGAGGACCGTGCGACGGTCGTGGCGAAACTGGAGCAGGCGGGTTTTTCCGATCTGTCCAAACAGATAAAGGGACTTTGACATGGCGTTCACGGGCAATTTTATGTGCACCAGCTTTAAAAAAGAGCTGATGCAAGCAGTCCACAACTTCACAGCGTCCACCGGCAACACGTTCAAGCTGGCGCTGTACACGAACAGTGCCTCCTTCACGGCGGCGACGACGGCCTACACTTCGAGCAACGAGGTCGGCAACTCTGGCACCTACTCGGCTGGCGGCGGCACGTTGACCAACGTCACCCCGACCACGAGCGGTACGACGGCCCTGACCGACTTCGACGACCTGTCGTTCACCTCCGCGACCATCACGGCCCGCGGTGCGTTGATCTACAACGACACGGCTGCTGGCGATCCTGCGGTTGTGGTGTTGGACTTCGGCTCGGACAAGACCTCGACGGCTGGCACGTTCACCATCCAGTTCCCGACAGCGGATGCTTCGAACGCGATCATCCGCATCGCATAAGAGGTTACCATGAAGATCGACTTCGAGTTTGACACCGCCCACGGCAAGTTCCGTGATGCGCTGCACCTGCCCGACAACCACGGTCTCAGTGACGCTGAGATCGAGGCTATGAAGGTGCAGCGCCGGGACAACTGGATTGCCGTGGTGGAGGCTCCACCAGCAGAGCCGGACACCGTGGAGATCGACGGCGCAACCTATGAGAAGGTCGAGATCGACGGCCAGACGGTCCTCAAGCCTGTAGAGGTCTAAATGGATCGTTATTGGGTTGGTGGATCGGGGTCTTGGGACAGCACCACGAAGTGGTCCACAACGTCAGGCGGTGCCTCTGGCGCTTCTGTTCCTACAGCCTCTGACAATGCGATCTTCGATGCGGCTTCTGCCACCGCCCACTACATCGTCACGGTTACAGACAACGCCACCTGTGCTAACCTGACCTTCACGCCTGAGCCTGCTAATGGCGTCACGGAGTTTTCTGTTGGTCTGAACTTCGTCATCGCTGGTACGTTCTCGACCTCTAGCACTCAGGGCAACCGCCGCGCTTGGTTTTATTCCTCGACCTATGGCCTACTGCGCGATATGCAGATCGCCACCATTGGCACTGTGACCGACGTGGACTTCCGTGATATTCGTGTCACTGGCACAGGCGGGACGCTGACAGGCACTCGCATTGGCGACTTACGTGGCAACGTCGGTATTACGTTCTCGACGCCCAAGAACTGCTTCCGCATCGGCACGGGCAACTGGTCCGACGATCAGTGGTCGGATACGTCGGGCGGTTCTCCGAATACAGACTTCTTCCCGCTTGCCCAAGACACGGCGGTGTTTGACCAAAGCACGACCGCTGGCACTCACACCATGAACGCCGCCATTCCCTATACTGGAGCGGTGGATATGAGCGCGCGGACGAGTGCGTTGACGCTTAGCCTCACTGCGGGGCAAGTGATATACGGCAACTGGACGTTTGGCTCTGGCATCACGATCAGCGGGGGGCAAAGTCTTAGCTTCAATGGCCGCAACACCCAAGCCATCACCAGCGCGGGCAAGACGTTTTCCGGTGTTATTTTCATTAACTCCTTCGGCGGCACGGTCGAACTCGCAGACGCCCTGAACATCGGCACCAATACGCTCACCGTCACCAACGGCACCTTTGACACCAAGGGCTACAACGTCACGGCTGGGGCTTTATCATCCGACAACAGCAACGTGCGCGAG